TGGTCTTTGTCGGCGACTGGCGCGACTACCGTGGATGCAAGATGGAGCATGTGGCCGCAAAGCAGTATGGCATCAAAGTTATGTACTACGACGAGAAGCCGAAAAGCTGAGGCGGGCGGCTTCATCGCGGCGAGTATGTGAGAGGGGGTGAGAAGTTATGTTGTTTTTTGCAGCAATCGGAGCGGTAGTGTTCATGAATGTAATGATGTGATGGAGGGCGTGAAATGAATGAGCGAAAAGAAACCGGCTAAACGTGGGAGACGCGGGGAATATGAAGACTGGATCACGGAAGACGGCTTGCTGAAAGTCCAGGGATGGGCGCGCGACGGTCTTAGTAATGAGCAGATAGCGCATAACATTGGCATCACGGCGAAAACGCTCTGCGAATGGCAGAATAGATTCGGTGAATTCCGTAATGCTCTTAAAAAGGGCAAAGAAGTCGTCGATCGCGAGGTCGAGAATGCACTGCTTAAGCGTGCGATGGGCTACGAGTACGATGAGGTCACGCAGGAGCCTGTCGAAGATAAAGAGACTGGCGAAGTGCAGATGCGCGTGACGAAGCGCGTGACGAAGCAGATTGTACCGGACGTAACAGCACAGATATTCTGGCTGAAGAATCGTAAGCCAGAAGAGTTTCGCGATAAGCGCGATGTGGGCTTCTCCGGTCATGTAGAGTTGCCGGTCGTCTTGCACGATGATATCGGCGGCGATGGAGATGACTAGAGACGTGTCACTCAAGTCTGTCGTCGGCGGCGGCTATGATGCTTTCTGGCGCAGCAAGAAGCGATATATTGTGTGCAAAGGCAGCCGCGCGAGTAAAAAATCGACGACGGCGGCGCTCAAGATTATCACGCGCATGATGCAGTACCCGCTCGCCAACACTCTTGTCGTGCGCAAGACCGGCGCGTCGCTGAAAGACTCTTGCTGGACACAGCTGCGGTGGGCGATTGACCGCCTCGGCGTATCGGCGTGGTGGCGGGCGCGCGTGTCTCCGCTGGAGCTTGAGTATTTGCCGACCGGACAGAAGGTACTCTTTCGCGGGCTCGACGATCCGCTCAAAGTGACGTCGATCACCGTCAAGCGCGGCGTTTTATGCTGGGGATGGTGTGAAGAGGCATATGAGATAGATGAAGACGCGTTCGACCGCATCGATGAGTCGCTGCGCGGCAAGTTGCCAGATGGGTACTATATTCAGTGGCTCATCACATTCAATCCGTGGGATTCCGGCTGCTGGCTCAAACGGCGTTTCTTTGATGCTCCGCACGATAACGTTCTCGCGATGACGACGACATACAAATGCAACGAATGGCTGAGCGATGACGATCGCGCGATGTTTTCGGATATGCGCAAGACAGATCCAGAACGGTACAAAGTGGCGGGGCTCGGCGAGTGGGGCATCGAGGCAGGGCAGTTCTTCAAAGCATGGCGCGAGTCGAAACACGTCATTGAGCCGTTCACCATCCCAAACGAATGGATGCGGTTCCGCTCCATGGACTGGGGCAGCGCGCGACCGTATGCGTGCCTCTGGTGGGCGGTGGACTATGACGGCAATCTGTACGCGTATCGCGAGCTCTACGGCTGGGGAGGCAAGCCAAACGTTGGTACAGGCGAGACGGCGGCAGAAGTCGGGCGTCGGATTGCGGAGCTTGAAACAAAACAAGAGCACTTGGATTACGGCGTCCTCGACTCTGCCTGCTGGGCAAAGACGGGCGTCACGGGTCCGACGATTGCGGAAGAGCTGAACAACGAGCTCTACAAGAAAGGGCTCGTCACTTTCGGCAAGTGCTCGAAAGGCCGCGTCGAAGGGGCGAACGCATTCAAGCAGCGCCTCATCGGCAACCAGCAGAAGGACGGCAGCTATAAGCCCGCGATTTTCTTTTTCAATACGTGCATCCACGCGATTCGCACGATCCCCATGCTCGCGCACGACAAGCACAACCCCGAAACGTATGACACGGACGGCGAAGATCACGAGACCGACGCCGTTGTCTATGCCTGCCTGTCGCGCCCGTGGGCACCGACGAAGCCGCAGCCCGCGAAGCCGTGCGACAAGTATGCACGCAAAGAGCAGCCCAGCGTCTGGGCTATCTAAGGAGGTGAGAATATGGCAGAAAATGATTTGCAGGACACAGACGACGGCATTGACTCGCGGCAGGGCATCGGCAAGTTCCGCCGATGGTTCCGCGAGGCCGTGGACAAGGCCGACGTGTGGCGCAAAGAGGCCGAACAAGATTACGACTTTGTGGCGGGCAAACAATGGACAGAGGCGGACAAGAAGAAGCTGGAAGACAGTGGCCGCCCCGCGATCACCATCAACCGCATCAAGCCGCTCATCAACGTCCTTTCAGGCTATCAGCGACTGAACCGCTACGACATCGACTTTCTCCCGCGCACGTCGGACGACATCGACATCTGCACCGTCCGCAAGGGTATCACGAAATACGTGCTCGACCAATGCGGCTACGACAACGAGGAATCGGAAGCGTTCGAAGATGCAGCCATCGGCGGCCTCGGCTGGATGGAAGTCGGCTACAAGTTCAACGAGGACATGACCGACGGCGAGGCATTCGTCACGCGTGAAGACCCGTTCGGCATCTACGTCGATCCCGAAGCGCACAAGACCGATTTCTCCGACGCGAAATACATCTGCCGCGCGAAGTGGGTGGACAAGGACGAGCTCGAACAAGTCTATCCCGAGCACGCGGACGCCATCGAAGCGCAGTACGAAGTCTACGACACCGCCGAAAAGACGGGCGGTCGCGAGGCGAACGACCCTCTGTGGTACAAGCGAGACCTCCAGAAGGTGCGACTCGTCGAGTGCTGGTACAAGGTCAAGGAGCCGCGCACGCTCTACCTGCTCGCAAATGGCCAGATCGTCGGGCAGGAGGATATGCGGCCGGAGTACCTGATGCAGGGACTCGTCGAAGGGTATCAGACAGTCAAGACGACGCGCGTCAAGGTGGCGAGCTTCTTCGACCGCGTGCTGCTGGAGAACATCGATTCGCCATATCAGCACGGCGAGTTCCCCTTTGTGCCGATTACGTGCTACTACTTCGGCACGGGCGACGTGCCAGCAGGCTTTGTGCGCGACCTCAAAGACCCACAGCGCGAGATCAACAAGCGCCGTATCCAGACGCTCCACATCCTCAACACGAGCGGCAATGGTGGCGGCTGGATGGAATCGGACGCGATGGACACGAAGCAGAAAGAGGATTTCCGCAAGCACGGGAATATCCCTGGACACTTCACGGAAGTCCGCCCAGGCGCTCTTTCGGGCGGCAAGGTGCAAGAGCGTGCGATGCAGAATCCTCCTGCTGCTGTCATTCAGGCAGAGAGTCAGGCAACGCAAGACCTCAAGGCCATTTCTGGCATCAATGAAGCGCTCATGGGGACAGACATCCCGTCGAGCGCGTCCGGCCGTGCGATCGAGCTCAAGCAGAAGCAGGCCATCACGCACATCGCGCCGATGTTCGACCAGCTCCGCAAGGCGAAGAAGAAAATCGCCTATCTCCTTTGGGGAAAACGCGGACATGCGGGCATCATTCCGCAGTATTACACGGAAGACAAGATTTACCGCGTCGAGGGTGCGAATGGGCAGCAGTTCATGCACGTCAATGAGCAGGTGATCCAGCAAGACCCGATGGGCATGACCATCGTCAAGACGCTGAACGACCTCTCACAGGGCGAGTTTGATATTGTCGTATCGGACACGCAGGCGAGCACGACACAGCGGCAGGCGCAGATGTGGGGGCTCGTGGATGCGTGCAAGAACCTCGGCGTGCCGGGCGATATGATTTTCGACATCATCATCGACCTCAGCGACCTCCCGAACAAAGAGGACATTAAGCAGCGTTGGCAGCAGAGACAGCAGGCACAAGAGCAGTCGTCTCAGCAGCAGATGCAGCTGGAAATGATAAAGAACCAGAACATGAACCAGAGTATCGCGTTCAAGGACGCGCCGCTCCCGATTCAGTTTGCAATGGCGGCGAAGCAGGGACTCATCGACCCACAGGTCGCGCAATACGCGGTGAATCTCATGGTTCAGCAGATGTTCCCCCAGCTCGCCCAGCAGATGCAGGCGCAGCAGGCACAGCAGGTGCAGGCGCAGGCCGCACAAGATCAGCAGCTCGCGCAGGCCATGCAGGCACAGCAAAGCCAGCAGCAGGCACAGCAGCTGCAGCAGCAGGGCGGCGGGATGACGCAGGCGGCGGCCCAGTCGATGCAGGCAGGAGCCGCGCCAGCCGCCATGTAAGGAGGTGAGGACATATGCCGCGAACGGCAGCACCAAAAGAAGCGGAGTCCGTAGAGGGTTTCCGCAAGGCCATTGTGCAGGTCGGCTTGAAGCTCTGTGACAAGGCCATCAATGACACGGCACGCGATGAAACCAAGAACTTGGAAATGATCGCGATGCTTTTCAATGCAATCAAATAAAGGAGCGGGCAACCGCTCTTTTTTGATACTCTCGCGTCGCCACGCGTTAGGGGCGCACATTCGCCGGAGGGCGTAAAACTCGGAAAGGAGCAACCATCATGTTTATCTTTGACCTTCAGAGATTCGCAGAGGAAGCAGCAGCAGAGGACACGCAGGCGGAAGAAGCCACCGAAACGGTAGCCGAAGAACCTGCCGTCGAGGAAGAAACGAAAGAGGCCATCCCCGACGAGCTGGCAGGCGTATCGGAAGACGTCGCCCGCGAGGTCATGGCAAAGGCGCAGGAAGCAGAGCCGCAGGAGGGCGAGGAAGCGCAGGAGCAGGAGGACGTCACCGACGCGCAGACCGTCGTTAATCAGACAGCAGACGAGCCGCCACTCAAGCAGCCGAATCAGAAAATCCCTTATGCGCGCTTCAAGCAGCAGGTCGATAAGACGAACGAGCTTGAGGCGGTACTCAAGCAGTATCAGCAGCGGTTCGGCGATCTCAATGCGCCACAGCAGGCACAGCCGCAGATGCAGCAGCCTCCCGTCCAGCAGGCACCACAGCCCCCACAGCGCCCCGTCGAGCAGTTCCAGCTGACCGACGAGAATGCGAAACTCATCAACGAGGCAGCCATTGAAGGCGCTTTGCAGATGACGGGCATGTCGAAGGACGACGTCGCTGAGCTCGAATACTCGGACGACAGCGACCCGAAGAAGCAGCGCTTCCAGCTGGCGCTCTCCATGGCGAAAGACAACATCGTGACGGGACTCCGGCAGGCGGCCTTGCAGAAAGCGCAGGCCGCGCAGAAATTCCAGGAGATTCATCAGGCGAGCGCGGCGTCGTTTGCGAACTACACGAACGAGCAGATGAAAGAAGCTGACTTCGAGGCTGTCCGCAATTACGCCACGAATGAGTATTTCAATGCACTCCCACCCGATCAGCAGTACACGATTGCTGGTTCGTGGGAGCGTATCTCGCGCAATGTAGCAAGCCCTGCGGAAATGCAGGTCGTCAGGAACTATTTCGAAGGGGCGAAAAACTCCTATCGCAGCAAGCACCCGCAGGCGAAGACGTCGGCGGGCATGACGAAGACGAGAATGAAGCAGGCAGCGGCTATGCCGCGAGCTGGGCAGATTGACGGTACGGCAGGCGGCGACGCGGCGGTGACGGCGGCAACGCTCGAACACATGCTCAAGACGCAGCCGTGGGAGAAAATCCCGCAGCAGTACCGCTCCATGATGCTCGGCCTCGGCTGACCGCTCCTGCCGTGACGAAAGGATGAAAACATCATGGCAAATACGACGATTACGGTAGCACCGAACCTTGTACAGCTCGCATGGGCAAAGGATACGTGGACGGCAGGCATCCACAAGGCATTTTTCGACAAGTTCACGGGCAAGGACGCAGGCTCTATCATTCAGGTGAAGGAGGAGCTCAAGAAGGACAAGGGCGACAGCATCAACATCCCGCTGCTCATGCCTCTTACGGGCGCTGGCATCACGGGCGACAACATGCTCGAAGGCAACGAAGAAGCGCTGATTTACCGCGACTTCTCGGTCTCTATCGACCAGCTCCGCAACGCTGTCCGCCTCAAGGGCAAGATGGACGAGCAGAAGACGCAGATCAACATGCGCCAGGACGCGAAGACGGCGCTTTCTGACTGGCTCGCCACGAAGGTGGACAAGATGATTTTCGAGGCGCTGACGAAAGACCCGACGAAAGATCGCACGATTTTCGCTGGCTCGGCAACGTCGGAGGCGACGATTGCAGCCGGTGATACGTTCTCGACGAAGCTCATTGGCAAGGCAAAGCGCATGGCAATGCAGGACGAGAACACGATGGTCAAGCCCGTCCGCATCGACGGCGTTGACACCTACGTCATGATTATCGACCAGTGGCAGGCCCGTGACCTCCAGAACGACAAGGACTGGATTGAGGCGCAGAAATATGCCAATGTTCGCGGCGAGAAGAACCCGATCTTCTCTGGTGCGCTCGGCATGTACAACGGCGTCATCGTCCACCAGTCGAACCGCATCCCGCGCACGGAGACGGGCGCAAGCAAAGCAAAGGTCGGTCATGCTCTGTTCCTCGGCGCACAGGCTGCTGTCATGGCGGTCGGTGCGGAGCCGGAGTGGAACGAGGACACGTTCGACTACAAGAATCAGGTCGGTTTCGAGTTTGGTCGCATCTTTGGCATCGCGAAGTCGCAGTTCAAGTACGACGGCACGAACCTCACGGACTTCGGCTGCATCAACGTGCTCACGTCCTCGGTGGATGACTGATTTCATGAGGTGATTCTATGCTCAAGATAGCAACGGCCCTGAAGCGCATCCGCACGCGGCTGCATGATACGGACAGTATCACGTATGATGATGACGAGATTGTGGACGCCATCAACTGCGGGCTGCGCTTCATCCGCCGCGCTATCGCGGATTTCCAGCCGGAACTCCTCATGCAGACGATGCACGGGGAGCTCCAGCCGGGGGAGTATCGCGTGGCGTTCGCACGCGCGCCGACGGCTCTCATCCGCGTGACGGCGGGCGGCGAGGTGAAGGAAACGATCATCTCGTACCATTCGGACAAGATTTGGCACAACTACAACAAGATTTGGCACAACCGCACGAAGATTTGTTCCCGGACGGAGACGACGGTCTACCGCGAGCATGAGCTCCACAGCTCGAACGTCATGCGTATCCGCGATTTCAGCGAGACGGGAGAGCCGTGCTCGTTTTATCGGGCGGGCATGGCAGAGATTCGTCTCTGGCCGGTGCCGGAGCATGTGACGGCGTACACGGTGCTCTATGTGGACGACATCGACGAGGTGACGCTTTCGGATGTGTCGCCGCTCGGGACGGAGTTTGACGATTTCCTCATCGAGTACGCGGCGACGCGGCTGTCGGTGGGAAATGAGTTTGACATGTCGCAGGAGCAGCAGATCATGGCGAACATCTACGGGCAGATTCAGTCGCTTCTGCGGCCTCTGCCGCCGGGCGTGGATACGGTTGGCTATTGGGATGACCGCGGGAATTGCTGCGTGCGCGGCTATGGGAGGAGGGACTACTAAATGCTTCTCTCTTCCAAGCATCAGAACCAGCAGCCGGTCGTGCGGCGGGATTTTTCGGGCGGGCTCAATACGACATCGACGGTGGAGGGCATCGCGGAGAACCAGCTCGCCGACGTCCTCAATATGGAAGTGGACCATTCGACGGGCTGCCTCAAAACCGTCGCGGGGACGAAGATGCTACTCACGGCAGAAAACGTCTTTGCGGCGGCGTATGACGGCATCAATCATGTCTTGCTCGTCGTGCTGGAAGATAAGACGGTACACGTCACGACGCTCGACGGCGCGGCGCTCGGGGTCAGCCTCGGAAAGCTCACGGGCGAGCTCTATCCTGTCTGCGCGGCGTGGGAGGAAGGGCTTTTGCTGGCGTCTGGTGGAAACCTGCAATACTACAATGGCAGGGAGCTCAAGACGCTGGAATCGCCTGCCGCAAAGAGCGTGTACATCCGTGCGGGGCGCGTGCTCATCACGGACGATGCGAATGTGCGGTATTCGGGCGTGGGCGACGCGGCGAATTGGACGGAGGACACGAACGATGCTTCCAGCTCGAAATGGATCGAGGCAGGCTACAAGGACGGCGGCAAGTTCGTCGGCATGTGTAATCTTTCGTCCGACGTCCTGCTCATCAAGGACAACCGCCGCGTGTATCGGCTGTCTGGGGAGTTTCCCGACTGGCAGATTGCGGAGGTGTCGCGCAACATCGAGTGCGGCGGGCGGCGGTCGTTCTGTTCGATTGCCGACAATGTGTTGATTTTCGGCGGCACGGAGCTCCAGGCGGTGCAGACGACGCAGGACTACGGCGACATGAAAACGCAGAACATGGCGACGCTCGTCGCGCGGGAGCTCGCGAAGCTGCCGAAGGACGCGCTTGTGCGCTATGTGCCCGCGCTGTCGCAGGTATGGCTGCTTGGCACAGGCGGGACGGTGCTCGTGTTCGACACGACGCTCAATGCGTGGTTCAAACGGCAATTCAATACGGACATCCTGGACGTTCTTTCCATCGGGGAGAACGTCCTTGTTGTCCGCAAGGGCGGCATCGCGAAGCTCGACGAATCGACGTTCTACGACGCGGGGCGGCCGCTGTCGTGGCGATTTGTCGCACAGCGGCTTGTATCGCAGCATGATTACCTTTTGAAGCGCGTGCAGGTCTCCATCGTTCCGTATGAATCGACGCTCTACTACGGGCAGGTGTCGGTCGGCGCGGTGATTGTCGGGCTGCCCATCCCGGCGCGGCTGACGAAGATCTGGCACAACCGTTCGCCGATTTTCAAGAACCGCGCGAAGGTGATGCTCGCGGGCAGGCTCAAGGGCGTGTATGTGAAGGGCGACGTCGTCTTTGACAATCCGGCGCTCCTCTACGGCAACACACAGAAACTGTTCACGCGCCACACGTTCATCCGTGAGCGGCGGAACGTCTTCCGCAGCAAGGCACTCGACGTGAAGGGGACGGGCGGCATGGGCGGCTTTTCGCTCAACAGTATTGTAATGGACATCGCGGAGGTGTGATGTATGGCAGATTGGAAGGTGACGAGCCCGATTGACTACTCGCCGAACGGCGACGACGTCGACCGGTTCGCACAGAAAAGCATAGCGACGTTTGAAGAAATCTTCGAGCATCTGAACAGCTTGCGCCACCATGGCGCGAAAGCTGGGCTCGACGAGAGTGATACGGCGCCGTATGAGATTCGTATCGATACGACAACGGACACGATCTATATGCG